AGTTGGTTGTCGAGGTCCGACTGCACTTGGTAGGTCTTCAGGTTCAGCTCGGCGATGTCCTCAAGCGGCGGCCTTGATTCCATGAAGCCATGCCGCTGTGCGTAGGCAATGGTGAACGGGATCTCGCTCAGGCTGGTGCGACCTTCATCAACAACGGTGAACTCACCACTGTCCTGCTTGCGGTGGATGCGGTACTTACCAGGTGTTAGTACACGCACCTGCTCGACTGCCTTCTCGCCAAACTCACCATCGGGCACCGTGACCACTTCGGCCAGCCGTAGCTGCGTCAGCACCTGCTTGCCCTCTTGCGTTTCGGTGCGCCAGCCAAGGATCTGCCGAGGCGTGTAGGTCACCCAATAGGGGCGACCCCCATTAGCTGGTGCATCCACCAATGTACCAATGTGGCCATAACGGACCATCTTCCGAGCGGCTTCATAGGTCCAGACATTGAGGTCATTACCTTGTAGGTCTACATCAAACAATTGCTCACGGATGACGTCAGCAGTGTCATCCAACCGCACTGGCTTGCGGGTCAGCATGCCGGCCAACATGCGCTCTAGGCGGATGTAATACGGCGGGCAGACGCTACGGGCTAGGCGGTTGTCGTAGGACTCGTCTAGCTCGCGTGGTTCTTGCGGCAGGTAACGGCGATGCTTTTTGCGCATCTCATAGGTGCCGCCAAGCAGGTCCTCAATCAGGATCCAATGCGGCTCTTGCGCATACCAGCTTGTATTGGGGTCATTAACCCTAGATACGGTGCGCTGCGCAAGCGGACGGTCATAGAAGTTGTAACCGCTATACACAGCGCGTAGATGCTATCGGTGCCTATAGCTTACGGCTTGAGTGCCGCTGTGAGTTGGTGCTGTGTGGTTGCCGGCCTCAATGCCGATCATGGCAAAGACGGCGGTAACCATCAGCAGGCAGATGGCATTGTTAATGCGGTTGATCATGGTTGGAATCCGGTGGACACGCCCAAGATACCACCCATTGCCGCCGTGGTCAACCCTAGTAGAGCCTTACGCCCGTGCCGCGCCCAGCGCCGGCGTGCAATGGGTTGAACTCACGCCACACCAGGTAGCCGAGTGCATCATTCATGTGGTCAAAGCCGGCGTCCTTATCCGGTTCGCCCTTATCGGTGTAGCACTGCAGCTCTAGGCACTCGATCACGCGGCGGCAGCCTTGCGCCACCTGCAGCCGCACCTGCCCTTTGCCGTTCTCCAACAGTGCCTGCACGGCTGCCACCCGGTCACGCACTGGTGGATTGCTGCGTGGTGACTGGTTCGACATGCCGTAGGACTCAAGGATCTGGATGTCGGTCTGACTCGCGTTGGTGCTGCGGCTGCCACCGCTGGCATCGGGATAGACGTAGATCTGCTGCTGCGGGTGCCGGCGGCGGATCTCTTGCGCCAGGGCGTCGGTGTCATGGGCGCCTGCAATCTCGTCAATCACCAGCAGGCCGTTGTTCAGCCGCACAGCGATCACCGCAGACATGTTGCCAACGTTGAAGTCAATACCAACGCGGATCGGCTCGCGGGTGATGTCTGGCACTGTGGTTGTGACATGCTTCGCCCGGTCGAAGCGGTCATACACCTGTCCAGTTGTCAGGTTGACGAACTCACCGTCGAGGTATGCGCGCAGCAGGCTGGGGTCATAGTTGGCCTCAAGCCGCTCGATGAAGTCCGGCGGCAGGTGCGGGTTGTCCGCCGTGCGCATTTTGATGAGATGCCGGTCATCACGCTGCTTTGCCTCATCACTGCCAAAAGTGTTCCACATCCACCGGAACCCTTCCGGCGTGGATGCAGCACCAAACTGCCGGACGTTGCCTGAACGCAAGCGACCAAGGATCTTGGGGAATGCCTTATTAGCAATGCTGGGCGTTACGGTGTCGATCTCGTCAGCGAGCACCCAAGCAAGGTTCAAGCCGATGATGCGCGACCAGTTCTCAAAGCTGCGGCACAGGATCTTGGTGTCACCGCCTGGCAGGTGCAACATGTACTCCGGCAGCGGGCTAGCCCTGAACGTGTACGGGATGCCATAGGCATCAAGGAAGTCGTCGAAGTCCGTCTGCCAGATGTCCCGGATAAGCGGACCAGTGGGCTCCATCACCGCGCCGATGAAGCCCTGATTGACCGCTGCCAGCATCACCGCTTTAGCGCATAGCGCTCGTGTCTTGCCCGCGCCATAGCCCGCGCTGATGCCGATGATCTGCGTTGCGGTGTCATCAACAAACGCAAGCTGCCCAGGGTGCAGGTCACTGCGGATGCGGGTGATCAGGTCTGCGGTGTCCTCAGGCGTCTGCTGCTGCAGGAACGACAACAGCGGCACATCCTCGCAAATGCCTGCCAACAGGCTCATGACATCTCAAACTGCAAGAGCCGAGCCTGCTTCTCAAGCGCGATCAACGCAGTGTTGAGCTGATCCTTTTCAGATGCCCGGCGTTCGTACTCCAGCGCTCGCGCTAATGCGCCTTCAAGCCACTGGGGACGAGCTAACTCAGCGTCAAGCGCCAACAGCTTACGCGCTGCGGCCAAATAATCGCGCACTTGTCTATCACTTACCCCCCACTTTTCGGAACCGTACTGAACGATCTGATGATGATTCCAGGCGCGCAAAAGCAAACCATAAACTTCATTTACGCGGTTTTGGATCTCGTCTTTAGTGCTTTTGCGCGCCATTGTATTACTCCCGGATTTGGATTGGCATGATGAGATACGTCTGCTCTGTCATGCTAGTTGGCTTTAGCACGACCGGCGTCGTTGCACTATTGGCCGACAGTGTAACAGTCTCCGCTTGGCGCATGGCTTTAAGACCATCAAGCAGGTAATGCACGTTGAACGCCCATGTGCCGGTTGCTGTGCCTTCGTAGGTAATCAGCTCTTTGCCGTTGTTGGCATCGGCCTCGGCAGTGATGGCCAGCGCACCAGCAGCGGCAACCAGCTTGACCACGGAGTTGTGTGCCTCTGCGATCAAAGCGACACGCTCGAGGCACCGGGCAAAGCGGTGCCGGTCGAGGGTCATGGTGTGCTCAAAGCTGGCGGGCACCAGCGCTGCCACGTCGGGGTACTTGCCGTCAAGGATGCGGCTGTAGATGGTGATGCCATCACCGGCGTCAATCACCGCTTGGCCGGTTGCTGCTGCCACGGTGACGGTGCGGTCCTGCAGCAGCTTCATGGTGCTAGATGGTAGTACCAGGTCAATGCCATCGGGCAGCGCTACGGGCACACGCATCAGCCGGTGGCCGTCGGTGGCCTCCATGAACCCGGCTGCCATGTGGATGCCTTGGAGGATCTGCTTATTGGCATCGGTGCTGACGGCTGCCATGCAAGCACGCACGCCAGCGGTCAGGTCCAGCTCAGCGCTAGGAGCCTTCACAACCGGCATGGCGGGGTAATCGGCTGCATCCTGCACAGCAAGCCCATAGGAGCCGCTGGAGGCGCTCACAGTGCCGCCTGAAAGCGTCACAGGCTCGCCATCGTCCATGCGGCTGACCAAACCCGCCAGCAGCCGATACGGCAGCGCCACGGTGCCAGGTGTGTCGGTGGCTGCCGGCACGGAGACCGTGATACCAAGTTCCAGGTTGAAGCCTGTGACGGTCATGGTTGCGCCATCGGCAGCAATAAGACAACAGCTCAGGATCGGGTGGCTGTTGCTGGTGCTGATGGCTGGGGCGATGGTGCGCAGCGCATGGCTGAGATCAGCCTGCGTGGTGATGAGTTTCATGTGGCGGCTTCGGTGAGGATTGAAACCAGGCGGTTGTAATCGGCTTCAAACGAGCTGACCAGTTCAGCAGGGATGGGCTGCTGATCGTCTTGAGCATTGTCGCGGATTGCGGCGGCATACGCAAGCGCGTGCTCCATGGCGTCATGGAGCCGGTTGATTACGGGTTGCTGCTTGGCTGTGATGTTGATGAGATCCATGTAATGACATAAGCGACAAGCTGCTCAACCATGCGCCGTGGGATATCCCCGCGCACATTGGCTAGCGCATCGGACACTAGCTGGTGATAACCGGCGACGGTAAGGCCGTGTTGACAATTTGAAACAAGTGCCCGCGAGCGCACCAGTTCAGACCGGGTGATGCCTGCCGCTGCGGCTTGCTGGTCCAGCACTGCGAGGTCTGCAGGCGTGAACCGGACTTTGATTTCCTTCATGCCAGGCACCATAAGGCAGTTCCCCACCTACCAGCAAGGTGGGACGAGGTGGGGTACCGTCAAAACCCAGTCACAGAGCGGGAGTTCCCCACGTACCCTACCTAACCCCACCTATATCAAAACAAATAAAGGAATAGAGAGACGCGTAGGGGAACGTAGGGAAGTTTCAGACCGAGGTGGGGCGTGGGACAGGTGGGGCACCTGCCCGACATCGGCTGCAGCGCAAGGCATCTGGGCGATTCAGAGGTGGGGTACCCGTCCCACCTAGGTGGGGTACTACTTCCGATAGACGTATGCCCTGCTTGACCCTTTGCCGCTGCGGTACCGCTTGTACCCGAGCCGCTTAAGCACGTCCGCAACCTGCATCTGGTCCGCCTTGGTCTGCCGTTCTACAGGCTTCTTGATGGCCTCGGTAAGCAACTTCTCAGTGGTTAGATCAATCTCGCCATGCCTACGCAACCAGTCCTCAATTTCAGCCTGCCAAGGGTTATCAACAACATAGGATTCATTCTCGCTGCTTAACTGTTGCTCATACTCGGCAGGCAGTCTGCTGGTTTCACCGTTCCGGTATGCAGCAACGGCAGCGGACCAGATTGCATCGCGTTCAAGCAATAACGCAGCAGTGTCAATTTGGTCTGCTTGGGTTTTAGTTGTAGGGATAACCCAGAACCGGCGGTTACCAGTTTCATCGACCAAAAAGCCGGTGGTTCGATTGGTTGTGCCGACAATAATGCCACGCCGTGGGAAAGCTTCAGTGGCCTTGCCGTAGGGCACACGGAACATATCAACCGCCTGCGATAGGAACGCTTTGACTTGACCTGCGTGCTTGCGATTGGTGACGTGATCAAGCTCTGCCCACTCCATGATCCATGAGCGGTGCAATACCATCAGGTCATCTTTTGAGCTGATGTCACCGAGTGCATCGCTGAAGAAGTCATGGCCGAGGCATGCCCAGAATGATGACTTGTAGGCGCCTTGGTCGCCCATGATCACGCATGCTGTGTCGTGCTTGCAGCCAGGGTGATAGGCGCGGGCGACAGCACCGATCAGGGTGCGCTTAAGCATCTCGTCGTAGATGGTGCCAGGTTTGTCACCGGGTCGCAGGTAGGCGGTGGACAGCGCTTCGATGTAAGCAGGTGCCACCGTGGCAGCAACGCGGTCGAGGTACTCGACAACCGGGTCATACGGCGACTCATTGGCCACCTGCACAATGCAGTCCAGGGCTACCTCTTTGGAGACCTTGTAACCCATCTCGGCCAGGGTGAGGTAAAACCGCTCGGCGCCCTCGATTGGCGCACCGTCCACTTCAATGCGCTGGGTGAAGGTGTTGTAGCGGTAAGCGCTGTCGCCGTGCCGCAGCAGGTTGAGCAGCTCTGCAGCATTCATCGGCTGCAATTGCGGGTTCACCGCTGATGGCGGCTGCTTGCTTGCATGCCGCTCACGGCGGGCAGGCTCCAGTTGCTGCCGCCCACGCCAGCCATCTTGCTTGGCTAGTTGACCAAGGGTGCCAAGGGTGATGCCACCGCCGGACTTGAATCCGCGCCACTTGTGCTCGCAGTCACCGGGCTTGAACTTGGAGGATTGCGCAGACCATGTGATCCAATCCGCTAGCAGGGCATCGTCAACGCTGTGTAGCGCCATACCCACTTCCAGCCACTGGTCATAGTCATCAGCACGGCTGGGCTGCAGCGCTTCGAGATATGACCGGGCACGGGTGGCATCGTCGCTGCCAGCAGCACTCACCAATGGCAACGGCGCCTGCACCGGCTGCCGCAGCATGCGTGCTATCAGATCTGCCGGTGCCTCGGCAATGTCCAGATCGGCAGGTGAGCGCCCTGGCACCCAGCTATAGCCAGAGGTCAGCGGGTGGGCACCGGCAACGATGGACTGACAGCCGTTCCAGCGCAGCTCAACCTGCTCAGGCTTGCCTTCAGCATCGGTGACGCCGGTCTTGTATTTGCGGGTGCGGATGTCTGCCCAATAGTGCTCAGGCACTTGGTAGATGATCTGAAACCGCCCATCGCGGCCTGAGGTGACGGTCCATGATGGCGGCAACGAACTGACGGGAATGCCCCACTCATCAAACAACCCAGATGCGGACTTGCCGTCGTGGTCAACGAACAACAGACCACCGCTGGGGGCACCGCAGCAGACACCGATTGCTTTGGCGCGACCTGACTTAAGTTCTTTGCCGAGCTGCGCACGGGTGATGTGATTTTTCTGCCAGCCATCCATGTATGGACGCTTTTGGCCGTCTACTGCCACATAGGACCAGTGGCGTGGCAGCGCTGCTAGCTGCCCGAGTAGGTCACTGGTCATGGCTCACGCCGTCCTGTTGCCGGCAGTAGGCCGCGGCCATGGAGCTCCATGGACTGCTGCAACAACAACCTGATGGCGGTGCCACGGGACATGCGGTCACCACGCCAAGCATCCAGCCATTGCAACTGGTCTTGGCTCAGGCGCACTGGTGTTGGATGGGCTAATCGCATCTGCGGCGGCTGGGTGCTTGCACACTGTAGCCGGGGCTGCTACGCTTGCAAGGCCACATGCCAACGGGAGCATGGATCAAGACCACGGATCAATGGTGTGCCGCAAGTGCGGTAGCACCAACATTGAAGTTTGGGAAACACCTGAACTGACTCATTACGGCAAGTTTATTTGCGTTGATTGCGATTGTTTTAATGGTTGGGCGCCAAAACCACAGGAAAACAAACACGATCGACCAAAACGCAACAAAAAATTGCACGACAAATTCGGCAAAGGATTTTACCAGATGTGCTTGCGAGAGCCGGACAAAGTAGGATCTCTTCCCAATGAGTCCGTTTTTGGAAGTTCACCATGCCATACCGGTCAAGGATGGCGGCAGTGATGACTCTGAGAATCTTTGGACCGTTTGCACCGATTGTCACAAGCTGATTCATGCTCGCAGGCTCGAGTTCAGCAAATATCTTTTTGAAGTGCAATGACTTACAAAGACTTCCTAGCCTCCAAATCGACCGCGTGCCCTGCTGCTGGCTTTGATCCGCAGCGGTTCACCGCGCCGCTGTTCCCGTTTCAGCGGGACATCGTGACCATGGCCTGCCGTGTTGGTAGGTTCTGCGTCTGGGCCGACTGCGGCATGGGCAAAACCGCCATGCAACTCGAGTGGGCGCATCAGGTGCATCAGCACACCGGCGAAAACGTGCTGGTGCTGGCGCCATTAGCTGTGGCGCACCAGACCGTCCGCGAGGGCAGCAAGTTCGGCATCCCGTGCGCGTTTGCTGCGACCCAGTCCGACGTGCAACCCGGCATCACGATCACCAACTACGAGAAGCTCAGCCACTTTGAGCCGGCCGGCTTCGCTGGCGTGGTGCTCGACGAGAGCAGCATCCTCAAGGCGTACACCGGCAAGATCCGCAATCAGATCATCAACAGCTTTAGCCAGACACCATTCCGGCTGGCCTGCTCGGCCACGCCAGCACCTAACGACCACATGGAGCTGGGCAACCATGCCGAGTTTATCGGCGTGATGACTAGGACTGAGATGCTGGCCATGTTCTTCGTCCATGACGGCGGCGACACCAGTAAATGGCGGCTCAAGGGTCACGCGCAGTCCAAGTTCTGGGAGTGGGTCTGCAGCTGGGCGGTCACGATCCGCAAGCCGTCAGATCTGGGCTACGACGACGGCAACTTTATCCTGCCCGAGCTACAGATCAATGACTGCACCGTCGAGACACCACGCGAGGCCATGGCGGACGACGCTGGCCAGATGGCGCTATTCGCCATGGAAGCCCGCACCCTGAGCGATCAGCGGCACGTCCGCAAGGCATCGCTGCAGATGCGGGTTGATGCAGCCGCTGCATTAGCCAATGACAGCACCGAGCAATGGCTGATCTGGTGTGATCTCAACGACGAGTCCAAGGCGCTGACTGCTGCCATCGATGGCGCGATTGAGGTGTCTGGCAGCGACAGCGACGATCACAAGCGCCGCGCCGCGATCGACTTTCAGGATGGCAAGATCCGGGTACTGGTCAGCAAGCCCAGCATCTTCGGCTTCGGCCTCAACTTCCAGGGCTGCCA